ATTCCTTTTTTCCATTCATATGAATATCTAATTAAAAATTCAGTAGTTACAGGTTTTATTTTCTGTACTATTTCAGATATTGGAGCAGTTAATGTTCTTTCAATAATTATGTTAGAATCAATTCCCTCACCAATTACAGTTTCTTTAACATTCAAAAATCCTTTATCAACCAAATTATTTATCACTCTTTTGATTGATCCAATATCCTCTTTTAATGTATCTGCAATAACCTCTGGAGTTATTCTTTTATCTTTAACGATCAAATCCAAAACGTTAGATTGTAATTGAGTTACATCAGCGAACAATTCAACATCACCAAAAAGATGCTTAGTTTTCCAAACATTAAATTTATCTTTATCCTCACCGAACTCAAAAAATACTTGAAAAGCATCTTTAAATTGAGCCTGATCAGGATTTAAAACCTCTCCACCCTCTTTTGGTTGTAAACTGATCAATGCTCTCAACTCATTAGGAGTCAATTGCTCAAGCACTTTATTTGCCACCAATGGTGATAGAGAATTAATTGCATCAATTACATCCTGATTTGTTGCAGTTTGAGTTACTTCTATCGGCTGCAATCCTATCTTCTCTCTCATTTCATCCTTGCTCATTATTTGTGCAAGTGTAGCCTCACCAAATTCAAGTCCTACAGGTTCTGCATCTAAAAGTTTTAAATCTTCTGCGTATCCTGCATATCCTGCTAACATATTGAATGCAGACTCCAAAAACATCTGCTTACCATTAACGTAAGTATTTTTAAAAATCTCATATCCATCTCTCATTTCAGTTCTCGTTCCCAACTTACCTGCAACCGCAATACCAAAAATTGATGGAGTTGTTACCTGATGACCGCTAAATATGTTAGTTTGGATCAATTCATCAACCCTACCGAAGTCCTCTTTTGTCAAATCAGATTGCCCAAGATCATCAACTATTGGTTTTCTGGATGCATCATTTACAAATGCTAACATATATTTGATACCATCAGCACCTGTATAAGTATTCTTAAACTTATTATGTACAACTCTCTGCTCCTCAGGTGAAGGCTCACCATTAGGTAAGGTAATCAACTTACTTGCAGAGAATCCTGTTTTAGCATTGCCTAAAACGTGCTTAGAAACTTCAATATCAGACTCAATATAGTTAAGAGCACCAAAGTATGAAGGCAGAGAATAAACACCGCCATTTGGTCTGTATTCCTTTAAATAAAGGATTTGTTTTCCCTGTGGGTTTTTAGGATTGAATGCAGGGTAAACCTCATATTTTTCTTTGTTATCTTTCCAATCTTCCTTATACCAGAACTGAGTATTATCTTTATTTGTTCTAAACTTAGTATAATCGCAATGCCATATTTCAGAAACCTTCCCAATTCCCCAAATCACTTCGAGATATGCACCTCCAAATAGTTCCATATCTAAACTAACCTTTCTGGAAAGATCATCCAGAGTTTCACTCCTGTTTGGACTATCAATAAAAGGCTGTGTTTGTTCACTACCTACCCATCCGTTACCGATAATATAGTGAACTTTATTTCTTACAATTGCATTGTGTTTTGCAGACTTATTGAATAACTCAACTAAGTATTGAGGGTAATCATTTCTGTCCCCATACTGAATGTAGCCTTCGCCTTTCTTTTCCCTGTACTCAGGTTGTTTAGCCTCTGCAAATTGTACTAAAACGTAGTTTCCTATGTTCTGATTACTTATCATTCTCTTATTTTATAAGTGTCTGTAGTTGCATACTCAGTATATACTGTAGCTGCCTGATTTAACATCATAATTCCACTTTCCAATTTATTTAAACCTGCAGGATTTGTATTTGATGTACTTACCTGCTCATAAACATCATATGTCCATTGACCATTCAGGCTGCTGCCAAAATAAGTATTTGTGACAATTGAAAATTTATTATATCTGTCTTTATATTGACTCACATCAGTTGCATTTAACAATACAAATTTAACCTCAAGATTTGAACTTCTATTGGTAAAGATGAACAAATAATTAGGATTCGACAATAACTGTTTCTCAGTTAAAGTTAAATATATATACTGAGTCTGTCCCTTTGTTAACTGTATCATCAACTATAAATGCAGAAAAGGTTGGATATTAACAAAAAAAATGCCCCACCTAAAAAGGCAGAGCATTAAGACTTAGAATCTATATATATTATGAACCTGCAGTTTCAAGTTGACCTGCAACTGTAGAGTTTACCTCAGGAGCAAGTTCTGGTTCTTTTGCTGTGAAAGTAAGTGTGTAACCACTTCTGTCACCTTCTGCAGTACCTGATTGAGATGAACCTGCTGTGATGTCAAGTCCTCTTGTCAATCCTAAGTACCAATATTTACCATTATTATCTTTGGCTACAGCGACTAAAAGATTCTTGGCAAGTAACAAGATTTCATTTCTTGTATTTACTTGAAGTTTATTCAAAACAACTGTCAATTCTTGTTGATAGAATATAGTTCCGTTTTCAACAGATGCATTTACATTCTCAACAAAATTTGATGTAGCTTTTACCAACTCATATTTGTAAAATCTTTTTCCTGTATCTTTTGTGAGTGCTGTCATAACACCACCTGAAACAGTATAAGATGCTACATCCTGAGCAGCCATGAAGTAAACTTCAACTATGCCACCGAGTGAATCTTTACAATCTAATGTGTAACCCTGTGTTAGAGCACAAGCCATTTGATTAAGTTTTATTTATTTAAAATAGGGCAGTTTTTTAGGCTGCCCTGTTAATTATGCAAGGATGAACTTCACAACTTCATCAGGGAATGCAATGTTCACACCCATTTTGAACTCAGATACGAAACGAACCTGATCAGCTTCTTTTGCGTAGAAGATTTCAAATTTTTCCTCCTCATTCAAAAGGTCTGTTCCCAAGAACAAGTTGCTCAATCTCATTGCGTATGCTTTGTTAGTTCCGTTCAAACCTGCAAAAGCACCAACTTTGATAGTTGTACCTGGCAAAATGAACTCGCTATCAGCTTTAACATCAATTGAGTAATGGAATTGATTAGCATCTTTCAATGCAATTGTGTAAGTTCTGAACAAATCCTGACCGCAGAAGATAGTCATATCATCAGCAGCAACAACCTGTGCAGGGATTGCTTTGTAGATACCATCGAAAATGCTGATCACATTTGCAGAAGTAATGCTTGACAAAGGAGCACCAGAGATGTAAGTTGATGCATTAGCAGCAACAACACCAGATGCAGCACCGATCAACTTAACCAAACCATCAAATTTGTTGAGGTTTACGTTAACTGAATCAGTATCACCTTGCCAAAGAGCAGTTTCAAGTTGAGCAGCAATTCTCTTTGCTTTCTTTTCAGAAAACTCTTGTTCGAATGGAATGCTGTCATACATTGAACCTGTAGGCAATGCTTTTTGAAGATACTTTGCTTCCAAATCTTTAGGGCAAAGAGCTTCGTTTACTTTAATTTTACCAACAGTCACAGTTCTTTGTGTGAAAGTTGTTGAACCAGATGCAGTAAATCCGCAAGATGCACCGCTTTGAAAAATTGCGTCTGTGTCCATGATGTTAATGGTTTCAGATGATTTAACACCCACCATAACGTTACCTGCACTCTTAATCAAAGATGCAGTTTTAGCACCAAGCACACTTGATGTTACAAGTAGAGCCTCGTTTTGTTCTGTGTAATCTGCCAATGCAGCTACGTTAAATGCCATGTTTTTTAATTTTTAGAGTTTAAAATTGCGTGTCTGTATTTATTAAGTCTTTCAAACTTAATGTCTTTTGTAGCTTCAAATTTGAATGATTGTGGCTTTTCAATTGGATCAGCCTGTGGCATTTTAGTTACCTCCTCAATCAAATCAACTACCTGTGAGAAACCTTGCTTAGATTTATCTTCAATTGAAGATACCTTAGCATTTAAGGCTTCGATTAATCCGTTCAACTCAGAAATTTTTACAGCAAATTCTGCAGCCATTTCCTCCATTTTTTTGTCTTTTGCTTCAACTTCAACTTCTGGCATATCAGCCTCTGGTTTTTCAGCAGCTTCGATTTGAGTAATCTTGCCATCTAAAACAGAGATTTGAGAACCATCAGCAAGTTGATGATCACCATCAGGAGCAAATGAACCATCTTCAAGTTTAACTTCGCCACCAATTTCAAGTGATGAAATCATAACCTTAGTGCCATCTGCAAGTTGATATTCAGCAAACTCTTGTTTTGCTTCTTCAACAGGTTTTTCCTCCTGTGGCATATCTTCAAATAATGCCCTAATTTTTAGGATTGCCTCTTTTGCGTTCATACTTTATTTTTAAATGTTAATGAATAGAATTATTTATCACTTATAGAAGATAAAATTTTCTTTATCTGATCTAACATCTCTTGATCCTTGCTCTTTGTTTTGCTATATTCAAAGACTCCCTCAACAGAAAATCCTTTGACTTCACCGTTCTTTACCTTCTGCCATGTGTCATCATCTTCAACTTTAAAACTGCCAAACCATGAACCATCAGGAGCATCTTCAAAACCTTTCATTGGTGCAATACCTCTTTCTTCATCTGATATAAAACTCTCGAACATAACCACACCATCAACCTTTTGTGATGGATCATGATTAACGTTCACATTTGCCTGATAACCTTTCTTGAAAAACTTTTGAGCAATCTTGAAAATAGTATCTTTACTAAACATAACATAGTAATCGCCATGAGTAGCATCACTCCTAAAAATTGGAGTGTCAGCCAACATGAGAGCACCGCTAATAATACGTTTATCCTCAGAAGATATTTCAAATTTATACTTTTCTTTAAATGCATTCCAATTCCTTTGGATCGCAGGTCTATCAACTAATGCTACAAAGTTTACCTCTGCATCATCATTAATATCATCATTGATTTTTAATTCAAAAATTGGTAATTCCATGTTTATAAATGTTTGTTT